ACCTAAAATTCGCGTGTATACCAATTCCACCACATCCCCGTACTTCTATTTATACATGAACACGAACATATGGCACACCTTTACGTACCTTCATTAAGTGCATGCTGTCTGGCACTTGGCGATACTCTGCGTCACGCCCCATGTAATTAGTCTTCCCAATAGTGATCTCTTCACTTTGCTTTAGACTGACCTTTACTGCCATGTTAGGTCCACGAGCTGCTTTCATCTCACGCTTGGTCAACTTCTTTTCACTTAACTTCTTCATAATATATCCTCTGTTGTTGAACTATCATTATATCTTACACTGTTTTGTTAACCCATACACACTAACGGGATTGGCTTAAATTCACCTTCATGCTTAAACTGAGGTATATAGTCCATGATCACATTCATCACTTTATCCGCGCCAACAAAAGAGAAATTATCAATCAGTATAACATGAGGACGGATTAAAGTCCCACCCTTCTTATAACCCCTATCCACGCTGAGGGGAATTATCCTATCTGATCTATGTTCTCCAATGGCATCTCTGAAGTATTCACCCATTGTCTGCCTTTCATACATATACCAAGCATTGTACTTTTTGAACAATTCGACCATCGCTGTAGTGTGTCCCGTTTGACGGGGGTACTTCAAATGAAGACTGAACTCCTCATATAATGAGCAGGTCCTATACAATTCATCATCTCATGCGGATGGTCATAGAACCACTCAATGTATTCCTCACTCAGCTCAACTAGCTTATCACTGTTCACCGCACGTTCTCCTGAATTGTATACTCCTCCAGATTCACGCCGTTACCTCTAAGCCTCTTGTGTGTGAATCGGGTCGTATTAGATACCTCCGTGTCAAAATTGCTTTTGTTAGCGTACCAGAAACTATCTTTCTCGGCGAGAACTAGAAAATCGTCGGCAACGGCCAAACACACATATTGTTTAATTGTTTGCTTGGTGCCAAACAACCTAGCGAAGCGGCCACCCTCTAAGGGATACTCAAACAATAACACATCAAATTGCTCAATCAACTCATATTTCATACCACACATTATATCATCCTCACGCATTATTGTAAACACATCACCAGAACTTTTTTGCTTTGTGTCGATCTACACACTGACCTCTTTTGATTCGCCCATCATGTTCCTTTAAATTGGCGGAAGACCAGGGATTTGAACCCCGAGGCCGATTTCTCGACTTGCCTGATTTCAAGTCAGGTGCAATACCAGATTATGCGAGTCTTCCATTATATCTCTTTACTTATGCTGCCTTAGCCATTGATTTAACTTCAACATACTGCACATAAGTCATAGTTCCCTTTTCCTTATGGATGTCCTTATGTAACATCACCAAGTTATCCATCTTTGTTGGTCCGCCTAAGGACCAAGGAATCATATGATCACCCTCACTATTTGTGAGGTCAATTGACGTTCCACTTATCGGACAAGTGTAGCCCTGCTCAACCAACTTGGCAATCTTCTCATCCTTTGTGAATAAGCGTTTAGGATCGCGTGCCGTGATGTGCGTTGTGATGTCAATACGCTCAATAAACCAGCCCAAAGTCTCTCGAATCGCCTCTTCATTCTTATACTCTTTCAATGTGTCTCGAAACTGCTGTGCCCGGGACTTCAAGGTATCAAATCGAGACTTAACCTGTAACTCAGGAATCACAGCATCCTTATCTTTCACCCAGAATGGTGCCACATTGTCTACAATGTAAACATAGAAGTTGTAGTAATCGATCTTAAACGATTTATACGTCTCTTCCAAGTAAAAGAATAGACGAGTGAATAGTTGATATTCACGCAGAGGCATAGGATTACTTCCACCGTTTCGCATGTTGAAACTTTTAGTCATATGATGAATGAAGTCTAGATGATTATTCACCATTTTAGAATACTTATCCATATCCGTGTCAGATAAATCAACCATCTTATACATCTCATCGAGTGCTTTATCATTAGCCACACCTAAACCACCACCGTTGATATAGCGACAGTAAATGCGAGCAACTCGCTCATCATTAGCCAGACGCATATTGTCTCCATAGAATGTCTTATACTTCTCTGTTGGATCATTATCCTTATGTGTGAATAACCGATGAGGCTGATTTCCCACACCCATGACCTCACGAGACATTTCACGGATATGATTAGCAACCGGCATATCACCGTTCGAGTTCAGCATCTCTTGATGATTGACATCAGTGGTTTCATTCAAAGACCTGAAGATATAACCGATATCATAAGCAGCAAGATTGCTGTATATAATGAAAATTAATGGAATAGAAAGGAAGTTCTCCTTATCCGCATCTTCCAAGTCTTTGAAGTATAACCCATCCACAGAAAACTTATTTTCATGAAATGCCTTAATATAACGCTTTCTGTGACCGCCATCAATGCTTTCGTACTTAAAACCTTCAGTTCCTTGTCTTTGGCGCTCATGAATAACAATAGCACCTGTAAACTTACCCTCTAAGTAACCACGAATAATCGCCTCAGCCTTCTTACCGTATCCCCTTTCAACATTGTTACGCTGGCCGACTGGATTACAATCGATTTCTGCGATCTTCAACAGAAACTTACTGATATTATACTCAACATTTGTGTATGTGTAACGCTTCATCATAATATATTCTCTCTTTGATTTGTATGGTGCTATTATACCATATCCATCAATCATGTACAGCAAAACATTTTTATAGGAGCATAAGTTTAACTTATGCTGCCAGTCTCTTCGCCTTCCTCTCAAAAAGGTGAGCGCCTAGAGGGTCATCAAACACGAACATAGTGTCATTCAGAACCACCTTGCTCTGACCAGCAAATTCACCGGTGTAGTTGTACGGCTTGTTCCATTTACCGACATTCACGAACACGTAATATGCCACATCAAAGTAATCGGTCATCACATCAGAATTATCATACCACTCACCATCAGGCGCCGTCTTAGCGATCTCATCAATACGCTCTAGAACCTTCTCAGCACGATTATCAAGGTATGGGCACTCATAGCTATTAGTGTGATAATCATACTCTGGATTGCGGGTGAAGTCGATCTCTGAGGACTCAATAATTGAGATGTTCACGGCACTAAGATTTTCAGTGGTGACCGAGAATTTGATGGTACTACCAAACTCTTCTTTGAGTGCCTTACGAATGCTCTTAACTTCTTCTGGTGTGATATATGCCATGATATTCTCTCTCTGTTGTTTGTTTATGGCTATATTATACCATATCCACAGAAATTGTACAATGAAACATTTTTATGAGGGTATAAGTAGAATTAATCGGTGGAGAGAGCGTTCCTGACGAGTCTGGATGCTTCACCAGCATCATATCGACCTTGATAGTCTTTCTTCAGCTCTGCCATCACTTTACCCATATGTTTCTGAGGGTTATCCTCTTTCATCACCCCGAGGAGATCAACGCAGGAGTCGATGAGTTTCACCAAGTCAGCATGTGTCAACTGGTCAGGGAGATACGCGGAGAGAAGCCGGTGCTCGTTCAGAGCAGCATCAAATGCGGCAGACCCCTTCTCATACAGCTTCATTGACGCAACTAAGTTCTTGGTGAACTTCTCAATGACACGGAGAACCTCATCGTCTGTAGTCTCACGGTTACCATCGTTCTTGCCAATCATCTCCGCTTCGCCTACAAGTGTGGTAAGTGCTGTTGCTTGGAATGTAGCACGATTCTTACGTGCTGTCAATAGATCCGCCTTAATTTTCTTCAATAAACTCATCATTTAATTCCTTTATAATATTCTCTCAACATAGGCTCTAGTGCCTGTAGAACAGCTCTAGCAGTGTCAGAAACCGATAATGCTGGATTGACGGTAATACCCCTACCGTCTATGGTCATTGCTGTCACCTGGCTTCACCAGCCGTCTTGAAGACGAAACTGGTGGGTTTAATATCTTCACATGAAAGCTTCAATTCACCCACATCAACACAATCTTTATACACCCATCGTGTATCATAATCATCTACTATATCATCGAAAAACCGAATCTTATATTTTTCATCCGTTTCCTCTATGATATCACAATCCACTCGATATGTTCCATTCATAGAACTCCATATATATTTCGCTTTCATAATTACCTCATAATATATTATTGTGATTGGCAGGTCGCTACTCCTGCTAGGCAGCATCTACGGTCGAATGAGATTGAGCAAAATCCCATAGATGCTCCCCGCCGCATCACTTAAATCAGTTACACCCATCTACACGAATAGCAGGCTGAACAGCGCTGAATGCGTATAATTCGCCATTCTCCGCATCTCTTACTATTACAGCGCCTTTCCACCCCATATACTCACCACATACACCACCGCTGTTGGCGACTTCTACTGTATCACCGATCTCATAACTTTCAAAGTCACCTCCTATCAGAAAAGACACAACAATCACCACAACAATCACACCAATTAAACCAATTAAACCAAATAAACGTATCATGCTATGCCGCCATCCTATAGATCTTGGTGGGTATTGTCATCACCTCTTTATTCGACTCTCTCACCTGTGCCTTTAACCGTTCTTGTCTTGACGGCTCTTGGAGCTCCAGTAGACGATCAAGGAGATCTGGCACAGTGTCTTCAGGCACCAATATACCAGATTCTCTTGTTCTGAAGAGACTGTCCACCTCTGTAGTCACCGTGTCCATCATACTCGGATGGTTGTATTCAAGAGACATATCCACTGATGTATAACTAGCAGGACCGCTATTCATTGACTGAACGATTAAATTATCAGCCATCTTAACATTACACCGCAACTGGATCTTATCGAACTTGGCATCCATTAAAACATGATCATCAATCGTTTCACTAACACCACGGACTCTCATCTCGGCATGACGGAACACAAGTCTCTTGGCGCCGAATCCTGTCGGAACATGCTCAACACTGAACTCCCATCCACAGTTAGATAGATGATATGACTCTGCGATCCATCCGTTCCACATTAACGTCACAGGAGGGCTAGAGTGAATCGGCCCATAACCATCCACTAGAACTCCTCAGAGATGTCAGCTTCCAGTACCTTAAGCTCATGCTTAATATTGCGAACAACCATCTTAGCGGCATCTAACTCTCGCAACTTGGTCACCAGCTTCTTTTTAGCCTTCTCCATACGCTCATCTTGAATCTCTTTCTCTGCCTTTTCACGCACTGCTTTAATATCAAAACTCATAATATCACTTCCTCTTAATGGTCATTTTCCAAGGGAATAACCTGTCCCAACACGATTTCTTTTGTGGTCAAGTTGACCCACATCTTCATTATATCACAGCTTCTGTTGAATGTATCAACACATCAACATTAAATTGGCACCCTCTGGAGGAATCGAACCTCATGCCGTCCACCCAACTCTAAGGATTGGTTTAGAAGACCAATGCCGGGAACAAAGGGCTTTGAATCATATCATATTCCAACATAATCGTCGATCATGTCCTCAATAGGAAATCGACATTTCACTACACTGTTGAACCTTGTGTCAACAATAAAGTTGGCATGAAGACGGAGATCAAAGTTATCACATTCAGGCGATGTTGTGTATTGGTTAAGCTCTAGTAATAGCAGTGTTCATCAGCTCTTGATTCGCAAAGTAGAGTATATGGGTGCCAACTCTATGCTTCACATAAGCCATATCACTCCTCTCCTTTGTTGAATAGCGATTCATTATAACTCTCCTTTCATTTATCATTTCAATGTAACCATTATAGCATAAATGTCCGAGAAGTACAGCAAAAGATTTTTATAGGGTATTAAATTTGGTACTGGAGGAGGGACTCGAACCCTCAATCCTTAACGGCGGGAGAACTTAAACCTCCTGTGTATTCCAATTCCACCACTCCAGCGTTGTCTTATTTAAAGTATTTGTGTATGAATGTCTTGGCAACATTCTGGTTCTCTGAGCACTCATCATCGTAGCCACCACATGGAATAGAGAATCTATCGGATAGCAGATACTCAAGTGGCGCCTCAACAGGATCATACTGACCTTCGAAGCCATAACAAGAACAGTGACTGCCTGAAAACTCATAATATTTACCATCTTTATGGTTGAGCATTAAGAAGTATGAGGATGAGTCACACCCGTAATCACCTACTGACTCATACACTAAAATGAACGTGTGCTGCCGCAACTCTTCTAGGAGCGTCCTCTGTTCTTTATTGGATGGGTAACCATAGTCGAAACCACTACCCTCGCCAGCATATTCATTGGCAACAGGCTCACGGATCTCATCTTGTGTGTACCCTTTCAGGTCTGCTAAAAACAACTCTATCATAATCTCCTTCATAATATAATTTGGCACCCTGTATACGAGTTGAGCGTATCATGAACCGTTCGTAGCGGTCTAGCCGAATCCCTCGGACAGGGTATATTGGCGCCATTTATACTAAGAGCCTCCACCAACTCTTCAGACGACCCCACTTTCTGAACCTCTGCTGTACGCAGCGATGCTTTTGGGTTGGACGGGATCTGGCATAAATTTTTACAGTGCGTTCATTTCAACTTCAATCGATTATTGTTGCTTGTGGACGACATAACCACACCCCCATCTTCAGTTTACCATCAACATCATCAATATATGTGTGATCTTTATGATTGCTTGCCCTCTCTTCAACCTTACACTCATGAGCTGTTAAACCCTCAATAGTGGCCCAGTGCTGAATCTCATATTCACCTAGATCAATGGTTGTTCCATTCAGGCTAGTATAGATGATATACATCAAGTCATACATTCTCATAACAATCTCCTTTTCATATAATATGGTGGAGCTGGACGGGATCGAACCGACGAAACCTCCTGCGTGCAAGGCAGGCGCTCTCCCAACTGAGCTACAGCCCCATATTTGGCTGACCCTCCACGAATCGAACGTGGAAATACCTGAGTCAAAGTCAGGTGACTTTACCAGTTTGTCTAAGGGTCATTAACACAACATCACCACTCCCTAAAGTGATAATGGGTGGTCTTTAATAGGACGACGATCCCATCAGCCGACAGTAAGGAAGATGAGAGGTGCTGAATCACCCATCTATTTTCGCCATGTTGCGGATGAATGACTAGGGATCGTCAAACATAGCCGTGGCACCTGTTGTTGAAACTATTTATATGGCGGAAGAGAAAGGATTCGAACCTTTGTACCCTTTCGAGCGCACTCCTTTCCAAGAAGGCTATTTTGGCCGCTCATACACTCTTCCTTAAATCATCGGGCTGAGATTACACCCGTTTTACAGTTGTCTTTGAACCGTACCTAATCCCTTGCGAGGACAGTTAGTCCGTTATCCACTAAGCGGGACAAACCCTCTCCTAGTAACAACCAGTGCTGCGTTTTTTGAAGTGTCGCCTATCACTTATCGTGTTGTGCTACTCATCATTCATCACACGTCTACCTTGCGAGCAGCTAAGAGGTATCAACCTCAACGCAATCATCCAAATAAACAACTCCACCTTGCGAGTTTCATTGATCCTGATTACCCTAGGGCACAGGAATTAAGCACCTTTCACACAACACTGCGGCAGTCTTTGCATTTATCATAGAAGGACTTGAACCTCCAACAGATCGATTAAACGTCGATTACTCTCCCATTGAGTTATATGCAACCTACTTGAAGTGCTGCCGCAGTTGCTCAATATCTTGTTAGATACAGAATACAACACTCCAACTGTCTTTCTCCTTGCGGGATACTCAACTGTACTTCAAGACATTGTTCCCATTCAAGACCAATCCCTATTGTACTGTGTAGTCGCCTTTTCGCGCTAACGATCAGACTCCTACACTACCCATCAATCATCAACAGTGAGTGAGTTTGCGTGATTCAGTGGACTTGCGGCCCTTACACTCTCACCGATCGGCTCTGAGTGATATCCTTTCGGACTTAATCCCCACTTTTCTGTCTATTGCCGTCCTACCGACAACCCTTTCGGGTGACTTGGGCTTGTATGAATGAACCGTTTCCGGCGCAGGTATGTAGGCTTTCCTGCTTTGGGAAGGATTACTCCCTCTTACTCTACGACATCATACTGCCGAATTCATAAATGAATTATACATCATTCACACTTACATGTAAACAGATGATTTGGTGCGTCCCCGAGGAATCGAACATCGTTCTTCAGACTAGCGCATTAACCATAACTGCCTGAGACGCTTTATTTCTGTTTGGATGCTTCAGTTATTAACGTGGGGTGCTCCTACCGCCACAACATCTATCAGTTTGATGTCTTCTGTTGGTAACGCAGGGCACATCTACCGCTGCTTAATTGGTGGAGACATTCTTCCGCTGTAAGCCCTCGAGGTACGCATTACCCACGGCTGCCTCCATAAATTGGTGCTGTACAGATTCCACCATTCTCGATCTGAGTCAATTAAGGGAAGACAGGTTTACTGGTCTCCGCGGCCGATCAACTGGTTAGGAATACGACAACAGGTTACGATGTGTTCAATCATGACATTAGAAGGAACCACCCTTCTCTGTTTCACTCATTTCTACATCACCCAGCATTTACCAGAGAGATCTCCCCAGTGGTGTACAGCATAAATTGGTACTCCTGAGCGGGTTCGAACCGCCGTAACTACCGTGAAAGGGTAGTGTCCTAGTCCACTAGACGACAGGAGCATAAAATTGGGTGACCAGAGGGATTTGAACCCTCGACATCTGGAATCACAATCCAGGACTCTAACCAACTGAGCTATGGTCACCATTAAATTTGGTGGGAGTGGAGAGAATCGAACTCTCATAGAGTGGTTAAAAGCCACCTATTCTACCATTGAATTACACTCCCGTGGCAGGTCGTCAGGGATTCGAACGCCGAGCAAGTACTTTGGAGGCACCTATGTTGCCATTACACCAACGACCTATAAATTCATAAGGTGACACATCACGACTAATTCACTAGGACATCAAAACATCCGTTTAGTCAAATATTGGAGCGGATAGGGATGATCGAAATCCCTCTACACGGCTTGGAAGGCCGGCGACTCTCCATGAGCTTACCCGCAAAATTTTTCGGGATGGTAGGATTCGAACCTACGACAACTGGTATCCAAAACCAGGACTCTGCCAGACTGAGCTACACCCCGTATTACATAAATTATTGAGAACATACACAAGCAGGATTCGAACCTACGCCTATCACGTTAAGGTGACCGACTTAACCGTTTGTCCATTGTGTTGGCTTCATCATGACAAGGTCGCACCCATGCCCATCAGAAGGTTCTCTCACTCATTCGACGATCGTGCAAAACCGTCTCCTGAGAAAAATTGGTAGCGGGGGTGGGATTCGAACCCACAATCCTTTCGGCACCGGGTTATGAGCCCAGCTACTTTCCTGTTGTATACCCCGCAATAAATTTGGTGGATCAGGGCTGATTTGAACAGCCAATGCCTGAGGCGACGGAGTTACAATCCGCTGGAATACCATTATCCGACCGATCCATTGTTTGGCGGACTTGACGGGCTACGATCCCGCTACCTTCGACGTGACAGTCCGATGCTCTACCGATTGAGCTACAAGTCCATAATCTGTTTTCTGATGCCCATCTTGGCACCATTTCTTTCATTCTTTTTGAGTCGGCGACGGCTCTCATTACGCAACTTTGTTTTAGTAGAGCCTCTGTAATCACCACCTTTAGACTTGATCTGTCCAGTGGATGTCTTTAACCCATACACTCTGATATCAACTAAATCTGGGCATTCAACGTCTTTATGTCTGGGTAAACCATATCCTCTCATGTTACATCTCCTCAATAAGTGTCTTGAGACAAGATTTGAACTCGTTCCGGTCATGACTCCGTATATTCCCTACTGAAAGCGATTCAGCAATCAAGACATAATCTGGTAGCTCCTGCAAGAATTGAACTTGCCTCTGTCGCTTATCAGGCGACTGTAATCCAACCAGTATACTAAGGAGCTAAATCTAGTCGATTTTTGATATTCCAGAATCGCAACTGGTAGCAACTTAACGTCACTAGAGAGAATAGGAGGATGTGAGCATTGTTCACATCCATAAATTGGCTCCTCGTCCTGAAATCGAATCAGGCTAACACAGATTAACAGTCTGCTGCCACACCTTGCGGCCCACGAGGAATAAAATTCTTCACTTCATTAAATACACCACAAAACCCATGATAGTGTCTACCTCAAATATAACCCATAGTGTTATCACAACCACTAATATATCTGTCTTCATATCACACCTCTCGTTTGTTATATTAAAGCACACTATTACAGTATACTTTAATATAACAAACATCCAACAGATTCATCTCTACTCCATTATCCCGGTGAACTAGCCGGGCGGTTTTTCGAGAATCATACATCATCACGGAGTCCCTCCCGCAACTATGTTGAGTGTTTGTTATAAATCCGTTGGTTACCGTCACTTATGACTTGTTGCCCTCTGGACTTCCCTAGCTTAGAGATCTAGGTACCTCATATGTTCATTATAACACCATCTTCTGGTGTTGTCAACAGTTAAATTGAAATAAATTCAACTATATCTTTGAGAAATTTAGCCATTGGCTTTCTTGTCATGTTATCAAGGCCATTCACATAGACCGACAAGTTCATTCCTCTACAGCTATTCTTCCAAACTGAGATAGCACCATCTTCTTCTATCTTCATTGAGTAATCAATGTTACGATTGCTGAAGTTGTACCATCCATCATTTTCTTGTGTTACTGTAGTCATTGTTCTTCTGTTTGTTTATGGTCCTATTATACCACATCTGGAGAAAAGGTCAACAATTATTTTCACTAAATTTTCTATAACCGTATAAGTTTTACTTATGTGTACTCCTGCGTCTTGTGTTTACTCTTTCTAGTGTACTTGGTTCTGTCCTGAAACACAACTGCTTTATTCGTCTTGTAAGCGTGCTTGGCAACTTTGTTGCGGGTCACCCTCTTATCTTTCATACCCATTAAAAATCCCTCTCAAAGTGTTGGCCTTGAGAGGGATATTAGAGTTAGATCAATAACTTATCTACTAATATTCCTCCATCCATCATAATTTGACGGACGGCCATTAATGAACGCACGAGGCGCTTCAATGTGTTGTTTTCTCATACTGTCAATTGTAACATCGGCAGACTTTAATGTAAACTGTTCCATACTTCTATTTATACAAGTTAATCAACTTTATCGTTAAATTAATCCTAGGTTCTACTGTGTCCATATCTCAATTTCCTTGCTTGTGAACACAAAGCATCAATAATCCACATTGTTACAACACTTACAGTTGTAAGTAACTCGTGCGCCCATGGAACTCTCCCCTATACCAATATATCCCCATTCTTGTTCGGATTTACCTTCGTATATTGTCACGAAATCCCTTTGTTGCTCATCGTTGTCGAATTCGAGTTCAGCCACAAATGTTCTATTACACTTACCATTTGTCGGTTTATCCCACTTACCATCTCGAACTGTTATAATTCGACTATCACGTTTATTAACAACCAACACAAATTGACTCTTGATAAATGATATACAAGTATCACCTGTGGAGCATATGTCACTTGCGGCATCAATCCCTTGTTGAACGACCTCACAGAATTGAACCTCATTCATTCTAGTACGCTTATGGATACGTTCTAACCACTCATCATCTGATTTGTTTGTGTTCCAAATGAGAGGTACACCATCAAGATATATAGTGTTCTTCTCCTCATTGATGAACTCGTTAAATGTTTTCATCTGTTTATTTATCATGGTGCTATTATATCAAATCCACGAAAAATGTCTAATGAAAAGATTTAATAGCACCATAAATTCCACTTATGCCGTATATGCTGTATTAAAGCGGCCACTCACTTCATCAAGACGTTCCCATGCGGTGTCAACAGTCACATCGCCGTTGCTTAGACCGACGCCTAGAGCGTTCTGGACTGTTTTCAGTACAAAACCATGCTTATCTGCCAGTTGCCGTGCGGTCATAGAGGTCTTACGATTCTTCAAAGTCTTCACAACACTATTATATACACTCATTACACATACTCCATTTCATTGATGGCCTTAATGCCACCGAACATTAACAATAAGGCTACCACCGAAATGGCAGCACCCAGCAAAAAATCAGTCTCCATTGTAGCAACACCAGCGAAGGATGTAAACAGTCCGATCAAAAATTTCATGGTATATCTCCTTTCATTGATAGAGGATGCTTTTATCCTCTTTATGGGTGTAATTATACAATATCTACCAAAAATGTCTAATGAAACATTTTTATGAGGGTATAAGTCCTACAAATGTTCATATCAATAGACCTCTGTCAGTGTGTCCTTGAAATACAACTCAAACACAGCGCGGGCCTTAGGATCGTTTCGGATCTTGTTCAGCGCCGACTGCTCAATTCGACGGATGCCTTGGCGTGTCAACGGCTTATCCGAACCCTCTTCCTCTGCTAGGGCGACAGCAACCTCTTCCAGTGTCATAGCAGGCTCAATCCCCATTTTAGCATAATAGTCTTGCTTAGGCATACACGCCCTCCTCATCAGTGGCTACAACAACGAACTCCGCAGCTTCATCCTCATACTCATCGGATACTTCAGACACGTCCTCAAATGAAGTCGAAGAGTATAGAACATCACACCCATAACTGTCACATCTCATTAACTCAAACATGGTACTTCTCCATTTTATGTGCTATTGCCAAACCAGCTAATACAGCGAAAAACATCAATTCAATCATAGTCTTATACTCGGTTGTCCATGTGATCGGAATAAGCATAAGAGGAAGTCACCTGACGGTCATAACTCTTTGAATAGTCAGAGGTCTTGAACGCTTTCTTATGCTGCCGGGTTGATTTGGTTGGAACGACTTCAATTTTACCGCCGTTACGAAGGAAGGTCTCTACTGCTGAATTACTCATAATATTTTCTCTCTTTTGCTTGCTTGTGATAGAGGATGCTTTTCATTCTCTTTATGTGTGCCATTATATCAAATCCGGTGAAAATGTACAATTAAACATTTTTATAGGGTCATAAAGACTCCACACCATCAATCATCGAATCACCGACATAGACTAACACTTTACCTGTGTAGTAGAATATCGCAAGTGGCGGTCCTAATAAAATAACTGCTACTGTGCCTAAAATCCCTCGGCGTTTGTAAACCCCTTTCAAACCTTTCATCATCTCATCTCTCCTTGTTTGTCTTTATGGTGCTATTACAGCAAATCCACCAGAAAACACAAGAACTTTATGCACTAAACATTCTTATGACGGTATAAGTACAGTTTATAGAGTAGAACGCTGGTATCGCCCCACCAGAGCAAAACCCCCTGACTCCGATGCCAAGGGGTGTTAGAGAGAACGATGGTGAGCGGTTACCAGTCGAGTGTGTTGAATCCATCCTCAATAGAATCATATGCTTGCACATAGTCGCCGTCTTTGGTCGTCTTACACAACTTCATACCGTACTCATTGGGTGTATACGGCTCATCCAGAATACCCTCAAATTCGGGCTTTAGGATCAACTTGTTAGCCTTAAATGGTCCATAATCACAATAATGATGGATACGTCCCCATTTCTCTTCAATGCGGCAAACATCAGGATGAAGATCAACCAACATCTGGCTTTTTTTGATGGTGCCAGTGTATCTCTTGTCGTCAACGATGTTGTGTGAATCATCACCCTCAGCATGATAGAACTCAGCAGTATTGCCGCCCTTGAGTGCTTGGGTTACCATCTTCTCTTGGAGTAGAATGTTGAACTGGATGGTACACTGTCCTGCCTTTAACACACGAAGAGATAGATCTGTGTCCTCATTGTATCGCCCTCTCCAACGGAACTCACAGTCATTGCGAATCAATAGAGCCGAGTAGATGCGTGTATTCTTCACATATGGTGGATAGAAGGATGTTGGAGCAATGAACGCTCTGTATTGAAGACCTGACACGGGAACATTCTCATATCGATCAATGAACTCTTCACAGAAGCGAAAGAGGCTGCCATCAGAAATCCTCAGGCGCACGTTCTTATGAAGTCGAAGAAAGCCCGCGATATTATCATCAAACACCCAATGTGATTCAGCACCAAGCTCCTCTTTACTATGATCCCACACCCAGTTCCGCGCTCTTCCAGGACCGTCACCGTGATTAGAGAAGGGTAGCTCTAACAGTGTCGTGTATGGACCCTTTGTCTTCTCATAGTCCTCCATGTCTTGAGGCTCAACAGCGATATAATGAGGGATCCTCATCTTGTTGAAGTATTTTGTTGTCACACCCTCAACAGCTCTGCCCTTTGAGACAATATACATTGGATGCTTAGGATTCATTACTCGACCTCCTCTGGATCCATCCAACGCAGTACAGTAAGATCACGGGGGAAACGCGATGGAAAATATGCGGACTTCGTCTTAGGTGTCAAGTGAAGCATATCCAACTTCTCCTTGAACAGATCATAGTCCTCTTCTGTGTTGAAGTGCATGATGATTGCTTTGAAGTCGTCACACTTCTCTGCCTCATACTCAGGCGCCCTCTTCCAATGAGACATCCACTCCTTTGTGTCAATGTCTTGTCCAGTAGTGTCTTCTTCACCAATGAACTCACCCAGTGTAGGGAACAGGGATGGCGCCTCTTTCACGCCAATTAAACTCTCGTATTCAGTGCTTTCCTTCACATCACTCATCATCTTCTCCATATATAGCCTCACGTAACATAGAAATCCGAATAACATCCATAGCAACATCATGTAGAGCGTGGTGTGCTACCACCTCAACACCTTGATCTGGCACGTCAAAATTGTTCTTCTTATTGATCTCCAACAACTCTAGATAACACTCAATCAATGTACGAGTGTCTCGCTCATTCCACCACTGCCAAGGCAATTGTTGTCCTAGTCGGCGAACGATGTCGTTGGTGATGGAGAAGTCGAATGATGCTGAACGGGCAAATGTTTTAACCCCTCTGACATCACCAATGTATTCCTTCAGGCGGGGAATCATCTCTTTGTATGAGATGTCATCATCTGACGGCTTCAGAACATGGGCCGCCTCTTTACCTTGTTGACCCCACCAGTCAACGGTGGACTTATCAATAACACGTCCATCTTTAACTTGTTCGTCCACACTGAAAGTTTCATAGAATCCTTGATCAAGTACCTCTTGATATGACGGTGGATCATCCATGTCAAAGACGATAGCGCCAAGGCTAAGGATGACAGTATCTGGACTCTGCCCAAGTGTCTCATAGTCGATTAATAGTATATTGTTGCTCATATTACCTCATTATGTATTGTTCACTTAATTATATCATTTTTAGGCCGTCTTGTTAATAGCCAGACCACACTCTATCACCTCGCCCACATCAAAGTACATGGGCCACCTCCTCTCACCATCAGGCTTCAACTTAACTCGCTCCCGCTTGTGAGTCTTCTCACAACAGTGGCAAGTGTTGAACATATTGATCTGGGCGAACTTACACCCAGAACATGGTGAGGGAGGCTTGTCCATTACTGCTTATAAGACATCACGAATTTCTTGAGGCCCTTCATTGAGTTGTCTTTCTTTTTAAAGTCATTCCGATCAGCGACGAACTTATTGGCAGCCGACTGCTCTCTAGTGAGTTTACCCCTAATCAAGCTCTTCAGACTATAACCTTGGAGCAGTGCCGCATACTTGAAACGGAAGTCGCTGATTGCCTCGCGAGGCTTCATTTGACGAAGTATCTTCGTTCCACCACCGTTGAACACATATATAATCTTCTTATCTTTGTCAGTAATGTATTGTATTTGCTGATCGCCAGAGAACCCTTCTGAGTACATTAATAAGGTGCCCTGCTTATATATGTCCGATGTTGCCACTTTATCACCAACCCCCTTCACAAGCTTGATAACCTTCTTGATGTACTCCTTTTTCTTGAAAGTCGGATCAAGAGCGATTCGCATCCAAGCAGCATATCTCAAGATAAGCTCTCTAGTCTCCTTAGGCTTCTTAGAGTAAGGGCCGCCACCATAACGGAACTCAATGCGGTTGCTCTTTGTGAAGTTGATGCCAAAGTACTTACCACCACTGATCAAGTCACGAACTCTTTGCATCCCTTCCATATCACCAGATCGAATCTGATTGAAGTATTCAGGCGTTGATAGACGATCCCACTTACCATCCAACTGCTGGAAATACTTCATCATAGAGGCAGCATAGGTCTCATTTTTACGGTCGGCAAAGTCTTTGTAGATAGCACCCTCTTCCACAAACATTAGCAGCTTCAGCCAGTCAAATTTGGACATATCATAGCCATCAAATGACATATTGATATGTATGCCAGTGGAACCATCAGTCTTACCATACTCCTCAATCCACTTGAACATATCCTCAATGTTCTCAAGACCATCCTTCAACTTTAGGATAGGAGAGATGATCTCCACGCCATCTGAGCCGAGGGAACCATCATTTGTAACAAACCATTGGCGGCCATCACTCTCAGCGTCTTCTTCAACTTCAGGCTCTTCATCAATGATATTGACTAGATCATCCCATGCGCTGGAGTCTTGATCTATGCTCTCCACAAAGTCATCCTCGTCATAATCATCAAAATAGTGAGGCATATCTTGAATGAGATCGTATACATCATCTCTATCCACATATGTCTCGCCATAGTCAGTCGCCTCTGCTACCCAATCATACACATCTCTATTACTCGGCAACGAACCGTATCCGATTCCATCTAACCACTCTTCCCAAGAGCCGCCGTCCATATAAGGATAATCAACATTCTCCTCCCAGTTCTCTTGAAGACCCAGCTCCGAAGCATTATCATTAATAAAATTGTTCCGAAGCGTCTCAATTTTATCCTCTAACCCAGATACATCATCCTTCCAAGCACTGATCTCATCGGCGTCCTCTTCCTCATCAGCATCATCAATATTGCCTTGAATGACTTCAACTTGATCCTCAAGTGATTCAATCTCTGTCTCAACCGCAGATTCAATCTCTTCGCGCCACTTTGTCTTAGCATCAACATACCCAACGGAGAAGTCAACAACCTGTTGAATCCATCTATCTACATCCTGTTCCATCTGATCAGTGTCATAACCAGCGTTTATACCGCCGCCATTTCGCATCTGACAGGCTGCGACCTCATACTCAATGCCGATCTGGATACGAGTATCTCCCTCTGCCTCTTTAAAGTCTTTGGATGTCACTTTCTCTAAAAGTGTGCCTACGTTGGTGTGTTGGTTGAATGTTTTCATAGTCTCGATATAATTAAGTGTTAGATGTGTATATTTAGCATCTATTAATCATTCCAAAAGTACACAAACGCACTCTTTACATCACGAGTAAAGTGACCATATGTATGAACTTCACGGCGATCATAAAGACAATCATCTAGAGGCACCGCCGTAGAGTATCCCTCCAGCCTATCTAACCGCTCTAGAGTATCACCATCAACACTGTATAGTTCACCAGGAACATCATTGTTCCCCTCAACTAGAGCTGGTAGGCCATGAATATTACACAACATACCCTTTACATAACCTTCACCTAAACATTCAGAGTTCTCCAACAGGTGATGATTCCCCTCACCTTTCTTCAGTGTGCCATATACGAATACTCTATACATCTTTAATATCTCCCATCAGTAATTTTAGCCGCTTTTTAGCAAAATAATTGAAGACCTTCTTTTTATCAGTTGTGCCTTCATAGTTATCATACATGTCATTGATCTCCATCTTAATGTCCGTTGGAGTGTATGATAAGTCAACCAACTCTCTGTTGCGTTTGTAGTTCTTTGACAGATCAGGATGAGCCAGAATATCATCTTCCGACATATTCATCACTTGCTCAAAAAACTTCTTGGTGATCGACTTCTGCCGTGTGCCCTCTGTGATCATATGCTCATATTCAGACAAAATGTTCGGGACAAAATCTCCTTGGTCGCCACGTATGATATGCTCTTGGAGATAGTTCTCCTTAGGATTCACTCGAACATGCTTCTTCATGGTCGGATTCCATTGAACCACATTAGAGCCGTGGAGCTGTTTGAAGTCTTTATCACTACTGATGATGACAACATCACCGCCGCCTGCTACATGTCTCCTAGTAAGCTGTCCAATCACATCATCAGCTTCTGCTCTTGGATGTCTAATAACCTTCCACGGCAGGTACTCATCAATCTCATCTGTGAGTTCATTTATCAACTTGAAGAGGATGTCGAAGTCGTATGGTGACTGCTCTCGCCCCTTAGCTCTATGACTCTTATAATGAGGAGCTACCTCTTTTCTCCAAGATGTGCCCTCAAGACATATAACAACCTCATCGGCCTTGAACTTACGATTCAGGGTGATTACACTCTTGAGAAACGTATGGCGCAGCAGAGGCAGATCCACATCACTCTGTTTCTTTGTGAGAGCAAATATGTTGCCCAAAAAGATCTGATTTGAGTCCACCAACATCATCTTCATTTCACTTTCTCCAAGTCACCCATAAATATATCGTTCACCTCTGTATCTTTCAATGCTTCCATCTCACCCATCAATGTACTGATCTGCTGCTTCAAGGCGGTCACCTTCTCTTTTGATAGTGAGTGAATGGGCATGTTCAATAGGTAGTCATATGAGCCATCACGCTCAATAATACCCTTTACACCATCTATCTGTTTGATTATATCATCTTTTTTGGTGTTTGTCACCACAATCTTCCCATCAACTACACCCTTGATGAAGATGAACTTAGATGTCATAAGAGCGCCTGCCTGTGCCATCTCCTTCATCATATGCTCTTTACGTAGTGTGGTGTAATAGAGCTTGATCTCCACCCACTCCTTCAGGATATCTTCGGGCGCGTCAAACACCTTGATCATGTTGCTCTCATCAATAACGGTGTAGTTCTCGGATACCTTCTTGATCAACTTCAGCTTCTCAAGGATAGCCTCTTGATCCATGTCCTTCAGTACACCAGTGCCGAAAGTCACCTTGAATGAGAATTTATCATCGTCAGACATGTCCACATATGACCGGAGCACCTTCTTCTCTTCAAGTGTGTCAAGCACTTTCAAGTATGAGTTGAGGGTGTAGCCAATGGGGATCTCAGTGATCTCTACAGTGTTGCGGACAGGATCTTTAATGGCGCCAACAATCTCCCACTTACCCTTACCATCTCCGCTTCTAATAGTACCCTTGAATCCCTCATAATGAGGCTTCATCTTGTGTGGATTTGACCCATCAAGGACTCGCTTGATATTTCTCTTGATGTCTGAGATCTTGCGAGGCAAGATCTTCTGGGCATATCCAGAAGCGATGCCCTCTGAGCCATTCACCAGCAACATAGGCAACGTCGGCATATAGAACATGGGCTCAATGGAATCACCCTCAAACGTCTGGTGCTTCAACACTGGATAGTCATCTTTGATGAAGATAGTGTCAAACACCGTCTCCTTGTGTGTGAAGATGTATCTAGGCGCTGCTGCTACTGGTTCAAAACGACCGCCGAATTCTCCGGAGTCCTTCAACAGAGGCATATTGTTAGAGCCTATGTGATGCTGTGCCAGATTGACAATTGATCCAGATAGATCACCGTGCAGGTACTGTGTCCTCTCAGCGGCCTTAGATGCTAACTGGAGCACCTTTAAGTCCTTGGTGATGTTGTCGGTGTATACTGTATGGATAACCTTACGGCCACTATTCTTGAGGCCATCGACCATTGAGGCGATCTTCCTCAAACAGTCATAACTCGCATAATCTACATAATCATTGGTGAAAAATTCTGATGTGGTCGTCTTCATATCTTATACCTTCGCAATAGAGAACTCATTGGCTAAAACATACTCCTTGCGTTTATCGCACTTATCATCTGATAGCCAATCATCCATGACCTCATCACCATCATTATCATGATCAATGATTTTGATCATCTCATTAAGACCATCACTCTTAATGACCTGTTTCAATTGATCAGCAGACCAAGATCCTAATCCTTTAACATAAAAACTTTCTCTACCCCTTAGATCAGCAGCGGTCCAACTGTTCGCCTCATCAATGGTGTATGCCCACTTATGGACCTTGCTACCCTTCTTCAAGATCATCACAGGAGTATCCAACACACCGATCTTTCCGCCATCGAGGTACTCAGGCATATATCGATTGAAGAATCCTAGTAACAGGCCTCGTATATGGATACCATCGAGGTCAGCATCCGTGCTTATCACGATCTGCTCATGGTCTGTGTTGTTGATGATCTTGAACAACTCACTCAGCTCTTTGTTGGCAGTGAACTTTTGTTGAGTAGCACTAAAGGCATTCAACGGCACACCCTTCAACTCATAGTAGCTGTTACCCTTCCGTCCGAGGATCTTCATCAAACCCACCCTAGCACTGGTACCCTCACATAGGAACAATCTCTCAGGTGTGCCAATCGCGGGAAAGTACTTCTCCGACTTAATCTTCTTGGTACTCTTTCCTAGTGACTTCAGCTCTTGGCGCTTCTTAAACTCTTCCTTGATCTTGAAGACCTCAGTGATAGGATCGGTGATTGCCTTGTTGCGTGTCAATCGAGCCGTGAATTTGTCCCAGTCAACATCACCCATATAGTCACGAATGAACGATACACTGTTGCTCAGGCTCTCCTTTGTCTGGGAGTTGGTCTCAAACTTCGGGAAGTCTCTGAAGAACACCACAAGCTGGAGCTTGTTCTTGATGTCTCCTGGCTTGATGCCCTTATGCTTACGGATCAACTTATCTCTCATCCTATTGACGATGTTGTATGAGATGTTGTCAATGTGATTGCCACCCTCCTTCATATGAAGAGCGTTGACATATGAGAAGAAGCGGAAGTCATCATTTGAGTTGGGCGCAACACCAACGAACCACTTATCGTCTGGTCCTGATATAATGTCGCCCCCTTCACCGAACAGTGAAATGAACTTCTTAGGAGTTAGGGGCTTCACCGCCTTACCATTCAGAGTGAACTTGATGCCCGGATAAATCATTGATGTGATCAACACACGCTGTTTGATGACATCTTGAACAACATCATCAATACCATCACACTCAAGACGGGAGAAGTCTGGTGAGAATGATACCTGTGTATATCTCATAGGCGAATTGCTCACCTTCACATCATTAGTGTCCATGTTGTTCTTGGTGGTGTACACCAGTTTCTTAGCGCCGTCACTTGTCTCTCCTCTAAACTCAGTGGAGAAGATGTTACACAGAGCAGCACCTACACCATTCATGCCAGCCGTCATTCGCCCATCATCGTCTTCGAAGTTGGAGCCCGCCTTCATACGTCCCCATGCTAAGACAGGACCATACTCACCAGTACTCTCTTCCTCCACAACAGGGATACCACGGCCATTGTCACGGATGGTGATAGTGTCGGGTGTTACCTTGATCTTGATCTGATCTGCGTGTTCACCGTCAGTGCGGATGAATTCATCGACCGCATTATCCAGAATCTCATCAATCATCTTCACGAGGGCAGGCACATAGGAGCGAGTCCCATACACAATCTTGTCATCCTCAAGAAAATAGTCAGAGCGCTCCTTATACGCCACACTCCCAAGATACATCGCCGGACGCAACAAACAATGTTCTATATCTGAAAGTATCTTAATTTTGTTATCAATCACTTATATTATCCTCAATTATAATTAAAACATTGTAACACAAAATCACGTTCACATAATTCTCAAGCATAAATGTCGTCACGGCTCGTCTAATTGTTGTGACAACATTACCAACATAATGTTGGTCTCCGAATAGATCAACACTCCACACATCACCGTCCAATCTGAAAAACTTCACGCTCCACACTCGTTTCTTCTTGAGATGGGACGTGAACTCTATGCGATAGGTCACACCATGATTGTCAAATGTTCCTCTGAGGCCGCTCTTGTTCCAGTTAATTGAAAGAGCGATCTTCTCTATCTCTGCCAAGAACTCTTTAAACGTGTCCATCAAAAGATGTCTTTATACCCGTTGCGATCTGCGATGTCCTCAATCTGAGCTTGGGTGAAGCGCGTCTTAGTTCCTGGCAGTGTCCACACACGACCTGCCGCTTTATCAGCATCTGAAGCAAATGGATCAGTGACTGAGTGAAAATTACCGAACTGTACGCGGCTGGTGAAGTGATCTTGATTCATATTGGGTTTCATAATGTTATACCTCTGTGTTAGTTACTTGGGTGAAATTGAACGAGCGCCACTGACTTCCGTTGTCAGTGATCTCGGTGACCTTGAATAGGTCAGGATCAATCTCTTTAGGCGCTTCTGTTTTATCGGCAGACTTCTTATTGTATGAAGCCAGCATATCCTCTTTGGTGGTACACTTCATCACACGAGACTCGCCGTTTTTCTTGGTGAAGGTCACACTCACAACACCCTCTCGAAGGGCACTTCTCAGTTCATCACGATTCATCATTTCTCGTCCTCTGTTGCTCGCTTATCAAGATAATGTTGGTAACGGGCGGTGCGAATATACGCATCATATTTACCTGACCAGTCTTTACCATCGTCAGGGCGCTCATAGGTGCTGCTTGAACCTGTATCAGCTCCCCCTAGTCCACTATCATCACTCACTCTATATTCTTCAGCCATTGCTAGTTCCTTTTGTTTAAGATGTGACTATAGTATCAAAGTGGAGGGGTGTTGTCAACACATTTCTCGATTATTTTGTTGGTTTCACATAAAATCTTCGATCTTACCTTCTTGGTGGCATTAGATCCTATCCTAACAGAAACAATTCCGTTGTAGCTATCGTCACGAAACAGCACATCCTCATTGATCTGGTGCCACAGCTCCATATACGAGGATTCCGCTTTACTCACGGCTAAGTATATGATCTCCCTAGTGAAATTATCGCGACCGAACTCTTCAACATCTGCTTGGAGTGACTTTGAGGACCCGAAATAGTCTTTCCAGTCGCTCTCTTTAGTCACTTTACGCTTCCTCTTCTTACCCTTCAATGGTGGACGAGTGGTCGTGCTCCAGAAGAGCTTTTTGCCGATATAGAAGCGGTTGTCTGTCTTGTTAGTTATGCGGTAGACAAAGGCGTTATGCGCGCCAATGTCTTCAGACTCAAACAGAACGCCTTGATATGTCCAAGCACTCACAGATCACATGTTCCACCATGACATGCTGCTGCCGCCATTGTGTTGATCTCGGTATACACCTTCTCTTTAAGATCTTCTACAAAATTAACCTTCACATATTCCGACTGGATTTTGGTCCATTTATAGAGCAAGTACACATCCTTTAAACAGTAAGAGGTTCTCTTTTCATCGCTATTGAAATGATTCTCTGAGAACTTCTTAAATCGTCTGATCCAATTAGCTCTAAGATCATTAACCTCCTGACTATCAGACACTATGCCATCAACAGCAGAGTCACACGCCTCCCAAAGATTATCGAATCCGTCATGAGCATCCACAATAAGACCACTTGCTAAAAGTGCGCCATCACCATATATACGAACTAGCTCTGCTGATGTATGAACTTCAGTGAATGGTGCCTGATTATAATCTTTATCACCAGTTGCGGATAAAAATGAAACAGCAGCAAAATTATATCGGTTATTAAACACATAATCTCTCACTTCATCCCAGTTTTCTCCAACAGTGATGGTATTAGAAATGTTATGTGTCATACCCTTCTTCACACACAAATCTTCATTAGTGCCGGCAGCAATCCAATATTTTTGAGCCAATTTAACCTTTTCTAGTAAGTCAACACCCATCATATCGCTCTTAAAAATTGATGTACCTGGAGCAATAACAGGAAAACTAATGACATAATCAGTTTTGTTCTCTGACCACACGGACTCTTCTACCATGTAAGGATTTGTATCTTTAATGAGTTGTCCAACTTCAAGTTCTTTATTGATCTGGACATTTCTCAGATATCGTTTAGAGTGTTCAGGATGAATCCCCGAAGCAGTCTCAAGCAACACACTAACATTACCGGCAGGTTTTGTGGTAGTGCATCTAGCAGCTTGATTGATTCCTATCATACTAGCAATCCGTTTATTTGTATCTTTAACAATCTTAGCACCTTTCTTGAGAGTCGCTGAATCAAACAACACATCAGGATTATTCATCCATCCCGTGATGGATACACCAATAAGTGCCTCCCTCTCAACAATTTCCTTAGTGGCAGTGCCTAAATAATCGAGATCTGTGTATCCTGCTTGAATTGTTCCTATAATGGCGGCGGCCTCACATGCCTCAAAGAACAATTCAGCCGTAGTACACTTAGAGCCATTAATCTCTGACAGATTACACACCTGAAAACCTGAAACTCCTTTACTAGATTTAGGGTATAATCCAATTTCCGCGCAATTATGAACTACTATATTATTTGCCACAAAATTGTGATTATCATCTACGGTTATATCGTAAACATCTTCATTATCAACCCTCTTAATACTATTCATTCTCATATATGTCTCCATGATTTTCGTTCTATAACTCTTCTTATTGGGGTAATTGTCATATCATACTCATCCGCTATTATACGACACACCGTCTCCATTTTTATCATATCGTTCTTATAATACATTTTACCGTTTCTATTCACCTTTCTAACTATCGAGGCACCCAGCAACTCTTTCAGTATAGGATATACTGTATATCTAATGAAATAAACATCATCCTCTGTTAAAATAGATCTTCCGTTCTTCTCACCTTTCCCACACCCCAACATGTCCCGTTTCTCACTATATCCTGGTGCGTCCCAAACTACTTTAGCTCTTTTAGATCTTTTCTTCACAGTATCATTTTCTGCGATGCCCTTTTTAGTTCCATCGGATGTTGCTTTAGAATGGAAATCTCTCCAGTCCTTGTTTTCCCATAAATTAACATTTGATGTTATATTTCCACTAAATACATTATAAAATAAATTATTATCTGTGACATGATATGATTGTAACATATCACATTCAGCAGACTCAGCATCATTTCTTGTTGTGTATATACCTATAACAATCTTATCAAATTCACCCGGACACTCTTTCAATCGATCCTGAAATTCTAACGATCTTCTTGATGTTGGTGTCCCCATGTAACTGTCCTCGGATGGTGGACAGTTACATGATCTAACACCTATATAATACTTCTCAGTTCCTGTTGGGTTTAAATCAGTTATAAGATATGTATAATGGAATTTCTTCATAACAATAGTCCTTTAGTATTCTCTACTGTTATTTATCACAAAAGAATCTCTCTACATGGTAACAATATCATCACTCATAATTAATTCACCAGCTTCTACATAACCTCTATTTTTAGTGAGAACTAAATGATCAGGCGTCAGTTTTAATTTGGATCCATTTTCCATTTCTAATTCCATCACAACAGCATTGGATCTAGTTCTTGCTCCGTTAGTGATATCCTTATATTCATAGACACCATTGTCTATGTTATATGACAATGCTTGATATTCAGAATACACATCACATAATTCATCCAATCTAATTTCCATCATCTCATCATCACAATTTCGTTTAACATTTACAACACTATCTCCCGTTAAACACGGATTAAAATGGTAATCCACATCATTTCCGAAAATAAATCCTGGCTCACCGAACTGCTTCAAACTTTCAAATAATCCATCGAACTCCTCTTTAGTGACATCATCTCTCACCAACAAAGCAGAATTATTTGAGCGGCCTCGTTGTTTATTGTCAACCACCCAATTACCAGTCTTAGACTTAGCCATTTCATCATCATCAGGGGAGAATAATGTAATGATGGCCGCGCGTCTAACACCACCAGCAATAACAGCATCAGCGGCATGCATAATAGCATCAAACGCTTGAATAGGCTCTAATTGAACAGCATCGTGTTCCTTTGTTATATTGGTCAATAAATGCTCAATCTTTCTCAATGCTCGATCTAGCGGTCCTGGGCCGGGAGCCTTAAATCCACCTGAAATCATAGCACCCTTCGGCCTAATATCACTGGTATCGAAAAACACTCTTCGCCCTTCAAATTCTGGATGAGTTCCTCCACCATCGAAAAATGAACTCATCAACACTGCTAGTGCGTCTGCCCAGCCCTCAACACTATCAGGCACTAAATATATCTTGGCGTGTTTGGTCCGCTTCTTAATCTTAGGCAAGTTAGAAATGTGGTGCTTCTGTACTGATATACCAACACCAGCTCCACATAAACCTGACCAGAAAACTTCACTGAATGCTGCCGGTCTATCGATATAAGTAGCTGAACAATTATACATTCTCATATGTTTATTGAGAAGTTGACTTCCACCAAACTGTAACGCTCTTTGTGCACCAACTACACGCTTATCTTTATATAGAGAACTAACCTTTTCAAGCTCTACCTCAAGTTCAGTCGTAATCACATCAGCATAAAACTCATGGTGCATTTTCATGACGCGATCCACTGCTTCTTCCCATGTTTCATATCGCCCTTTGTCCTCATCAAAGCGACTGTAAGATTCCATGAACTTAGCATCCGCCATCATCGTTCTCAAATTAACTCGTTTCATTATGTCCACCTCGCATCACACATATCTTCCGTTTGTCTTGTTTCACCATCAATATCACGTCCCTTTGAACGGGACACACTGATGATACGTTTCCAGTCGTTCTCACCACACTCACAGTCACTTG